AGCAGCAGCTGCATAACCGGCTGGCATTTGACGAGGCTGACGGGCGGCCGATGCTGCAGGTCTTCAGCACCTGCCATGAGACGATACGGACGATACCGGCGCTGGTGTACAGCGAAACCCGCGTGGAGGACGTGGACACCAAGGGCGAGGATCACATATACGACGCTATGCGCTACTTTCTCATGATGCGGCCCATGGGGCCGCGCGTGAAGTCTGAAAAGAAGGTGGCGGTATATGATCCATACGATCCGTTGGAGTTGAGAAAGAAGCCGCGAAGCGGCGGCTTTTTATAATAGCGCATGACGCGCGGGAGGGCACATGGAGCAGATCGAGAAAAAAACGACCCGGAGCAAGGCAGCGGCGGACGCAAAGACCGATGCGAAGGGCTCGGCATCGGCAGACCAGCAGGCCAGCGGCGAAGAGCTTGTAAGCAAGGCCTACGAGCTGTTCGAAGAATACCGCAGCGCGTATTCGAGCGAGTGGACGCGCCTGGATACCTGCGAGCGCCTGTACCTGGGCAAGCACTGGGAGGATGTGCAGAACAAGGCGGCGGACGATCCGGAGCCGGTGACGCCGGTGTTCCAGTCCACGATCGAAAACATCTGTGCCGATCTGATGGACGCGTTCCCGGAAGCGATCGTGCAGCCAGAGACGCCGGAGGACCGGGATGTGGCGGACATCGTCGGGGCGCTTATCAAGCAGAACCATGACCAGATGGGATACCGGCGGGAATATAAGCTCATCGGCCACGACCTGTTGGTCGACGGATATGCGGTGCAGGAAGTGGGCTTTGACGTCACGGCTAACAACGGTATTGGCGCGGCATTCATCCGTTATGTGGATAACCGCAATATCATGTTTGACCCGCAGTGCGTGGACATCCAGGAAGGGCGGGCAATCTTTAAGTTTGAACCCAAGACCATTGAGTGGCTAGAGCAGCGCTACCCAGACAAGAAGGGGGAGTTTAGCGCGGATGAGTTTCAGCCCAAGGAGGACACGGAACTCAGATATGACAAGGACAAGAGCATTTTCCTGATCGAATACTGGTGGCGCGAATATGACATGGAAAAGCAGCGCCACCGGGTGCACATGGCCAAGCTTGCCGGGCACCAACTCTTAGAGGACAGCCGGGACGCAAAGCCGGATGGGTACTTTGCCATGGGCATATATCCGTTTCTCGTGACACCACTGTTTCGCCGGAAAGGCAGCGCACTCGGTTACGGGATGGCGGACATGTTCAGCAAAATGCAGCAGTACAGCGACAAGCTGGATCAAATTGTTTTTAAGAACGCGTCCATGGCCAGACGGAATAAGCTGCTGGTCGCCCAAAACTCCGGCTTTGACGCTGCCGACCTGCAGGACTGGTCGAAAGACGTACATGTAGGCCAGAACCTAAACGGCGTCACTTGGTTTGCGAACCCGCCGCTTCCGAACTACGTGATTCAGCAGGGCAACAATATGCGGAGCTACATCAAAGAGGAGAGTGGTTCCAACGATTTCTCGAGGGGCAACGCTGGCTCCGGCATCACGGCCGCAAGTGCTATTGTGGCGCTGCAGGAGGCGTCCAGCAAGCGCAGCCGCATGGCGGCCGATCAGCTGCACGAGGCCTTCAAGTCCGCCGTACGCATGGAGATAGAGTTCGAACGCGAGTTCAACGAGCTGCCGCGTGAAGTCTTGCTCATGCGGGACGGGCAGCAGCAGGCGGTCACATTCGAGAGCGCGCTGCTGGAGCGTGAGAGTAAGCTCCCAGACAATAAGGACTTAAAGATCCCGATTGAGTTTATGATCTCGATCAAGATCCAGAAGGAGAACCGTTGGAGCGTCATGGCGCATAACGAGTTGATCCTGCAGATGGCGCAGCTTGGCGTGCTGCAGCCCGCACAAGTGCTGGAGCTCATGATCTTTGAGGGCAAGGAGGAGATCATGACGAAGTTGGTGCAGCAACCGCCGGCGCCAAGCCCGGAGGATGAGCAGCAAATGATGGAGCAGATGGCGGCGGAAGAGGCCGCCGCCGAGGAAGAGCAGCGGATGGGCCAGGCGCAGGCGGCGCAGGCCCAGATGGAACAGCTCATGCAAGAATTGCCACCGCCGGAGGAAGCCCCGGCCAACATATAAATAAAGGCGTTGTCGGCCTTAACGGACAGGGATAGAGGCGCTTAGGCGTCTTTTCTATTGGAGGAAGTATGGAAAATTCGGTCAACACAGTCGTGGGCGCAGCGGCGGCGGAAGCCGTGTCGGCGCCGGAGCCTGCCACCGTATTCGCGTTTGCGCCAGGAGCGGATGGCGACAGCCCGGTTGACGCGGGCCAGGAAGGCAGCGGCGAGGCTGATCTGCAGGGCGGGGAACTGCAGGCGTCTGGCGAAACGGTCGAAGCGGAGGATTCCGCGGAGGGCGTCGACGGCCCGGATCAGACGGAAGATGGAAACAGGGATCGTACGCCATCACAGGCGGAGATCGGCCACGCCTTTGGCCGTGAGAGCAAGCGGCTGCAGGATAAATACCGGCGCGAGTACGAGGATAGGCTTGCGGCGGATCCGGCCTATCTCGCCGGCAGGCGCATGATCCAAGACATTGCCGACCGGGAGGGCATCCCGTACGACCAGGCGGCGCAGAAAGCGGAGGAACGCTGGATAGAGGCAGTTGCCAGGCGTGAAGGCGTATCCGTGAACGTCGCCCGCCTGCTCGTGCAGCAGGCACCGTCCCAACCAGCCCCACAGACCCAGGCGCAGGCAGCGCCGGAAGCGCCGGATACAGCCGCACAGGCCACGGAGATCCTCGAGGGGCTTCTGGCCGTGCCAAAGCCGGACGGGTTTGACCTGGATGCGGCCATGCAGGATCCGGGGTTCGTGCAGATGGCGACAGAGCTGCCGCCGGATGCTGCCGTGCGTGTGTATGCCGCCGAGCAGCGCGCAAAACAGGCGCCCCAAAGCGTGGCGGAACGGCTCCAGGCGCGCCAGCAGATCCCACAATCGTCGAGGCCGCAGCAGGCGGCCACGCCGGTAACAGACTGGGCGAGAGCCTCTGAGGACCAGTTCTACGCCGAAAAGGAGCGCCGCAGAAAAACCAGATAACAGGAGGAGAATACAATGCCCAATACCAATACGACGCTGAACACTGCGTCAACCACATACCTCAATAAAACGTATTACGACCGCAACCTGCTCGAAAACGCGAAGACGGTTCTCTGTCACGCCAAATACGGCCAGATGCGGAACATTCCAAAGAACAACGGCAAGCGGGTCGAGTTTCGGCGCTGGACGCTTTTTGACCCGGCGCTGGTGGTGCCCGGCCTGACGGAGGGCGTAACGCCAGCCGGGCAGGAACTCAAGCAGACCAACGTGGAGGCGGAGGTCAAGCAGTACGGCGCCTATGTCGAGGTGTCTGATCTGCTCAAGACCACGGCGTATGACGACGTGATGGAAGGCGCGACCGACATGCTCGGTGAGCAGATGGGCGTGGCGATCGAGTGGATCACGCGCGACGTCATGGCCAGCGGCTCTAACGTACAGTTCGCGGGCAACAAGCTTGCTCGTGACGAGATCGAAGCGACCGACAAGCTCACGACTACCGAGATCCGCAGGGCTGTCCGCACACTCAAGAAGCGGAAAGCGAAGATGTTCAAGGGGAACGGCGGCGGCAAGTCCAGGAAGCCGCATTATATCTGCATCTGCTCGCCGGACGCCGTCTACGACCTGCAGGACGATCCCATCTGGCAGGACGCATCCAAGTACAGTGATGTCGAACAGATCTATTCCGGCGAGATCGGCCGCCTCTTCGGTGTGGTCTTCATCGAGTCCACTGAGGCGAAGGCGTACTTGGGCGAAGGCGCTGCGGACTCGACTGACGACGACGCTCCGGCTGCGGATGTACATGCCGCGCTGATCTTCGGCCGTGATGCCTACGGCATTATCGACATCGAGGGCTCCGGCGCGATTCGAACGATCATCAAGGGCCTGGGCTCCGGCGGCACGGCGGATCCGCTCGATCAGCGCTGCACGGTCGGCGCAAAGGTCGACGCCTACACGGCGCAGCTGCTTAACCAGGACTGGATTGTCCGCATCGAGCATGGCGTAAGCGCGTAAATCGCGCATACCAACCGGGGACGGCGTAGGCCGTCCCCGCACTATATTGGCGTTGTCGGCCACAACGGACAGAGAGATGGAGGATTATATGGATACCGTCAGCGCAGAACCCACGAAGGTAACGAAGACAGAAACCCCGAAAGCCACTAAGGCTGAAACCACGAAGGCCACGAAAGCTAAAGCACCCAAGACGTCCGAAGCAGGCTTGCAGCGCCTGGAAAAGGACACCAAAGCGCGCCTGGCCGCGCAGAAGAAAGTGCCAGTGATCATTTTCCCGGAGGGCAAGGGGGATAACACGTGGTCGGGCTTCATCAACGGTGTGCACTATGTCTTCCCCAAGGGCAAGGAGATCATGGTGCCGGAATCCCTGGCCAAGCTCATCAAGCAGAGCGCCAGATCCAGCCTGCAAGCGGAACAGACGGAGACAGAGTATCAGGATAAAAAC